GGTGTCAACGACGTCGCGCAGTTGCGGGGGCGTCGGGTACTTCCACTTCACGGCGGAGATCTCCTGCGTGAAACGGGTGTCGAGGTAGTCAGCGGTCTGGGCCACAGCTTGTGCTGTCGCTCGCTTCAGCACCTCAGACAGGGGACTCGGTTTGCTGCTCATCAGGGGCCTCCCACGACACGGAAGGTGCCAACCAAGGGTTGGCGCAGATCGCGGTAGGCGCCCTGGTTCATCGAGAGGGCGAAAGCCAGCTCGAAGCGGCCTCGGAGACCGTTGACGACGGCGTCGGCCTGGCTGCCGTTCGTGATTCGCGGATCGAGAACAGCAGGGGAGAGCAGACGGCCTTGGACGGAATAGGCCGTGGTGTCAGCGCCGGGTTGGCCCTGCCAGAACGGCTGCGCCGGCTGGAGGGAGGCCAGGTACTCCACGACCTCGGTGGCCGTGGTGGCGTTGCCGGTGGTCGGATCCGTGGTGACCGTGCCCGTCGGAACCTCGAACGCCAGCGTTGCGTTCCCCACGGGGGCGTAGGCGGCGATCGTGGCGGCGGAGATGGTCAAATTGCGAATCCGGTGAGGGCCAGGCCCCTGAACAGGCGCTCGTACTCCTGGCCGTAGAGGGTGGACTGGGTCAGCTGCCCACTGGGCGGGCCAGAGGGGGAGCCGACTTGCATGCCGATCTGCATCGTCCTCGTGGAGAGCAGATGGGCGGCCAGGTAGGACGCTCCGTCGGCGCGAACCGCTCCCCACACGGAGGGGGGAGTGGCCCGACCCGCCTCGCTCAGAGCACCGTCGACCACCGAGGGCGATTGCTCGCCGAACTCGGGGAATCGAGAGAGGAACTCGTGGCGGGTCGGGAGGGACATCAGCCGGCGCCCTCGGTGATGGCACTGATGCGCTTGCTGATCGCGTTCTTCACCCGGATGCGGGACTCTTTGGCGTCCCACTTGCGCAGCTGTTCCAGATCGAAGGAGTCTTCGATCAGGGCCAGGGCGTCGGTCAGGGAGAGGTTGGTGATCCCCTCCTTGGCGGCGACCTCGGGGCTGACGAGCTCGGGGGACTCCTCCTCGACGATGCGCAGGGCACCGATGGAGAGGAGGGTCTTGACCACGTCGTAGCCCTTGATCTTCTCCCAGGTCTCTTCGGAGAAGTCGCGATTGACTCCGCCTGTGAGTTGGGCGTACTCCGAGTTGCCGTTGCCGTTGATGAAGCTGAAAGCAATGGTGCTCTCAGCGGCCATCGGGGGGTTTTGGAGCTCGGGACGGAAAGCGAGGATCATGATCGGGTGAAGTGAGGAGCCAACCTGTTCAGGAAGTGGATGGAGAAGGTCAGGCCTTTTCCATGACGATGGTGCTCTTGGGGTAGTAGAGCGCCAGGCCACCGATGCGGGAGTGGGCCGCAATGGTGAACTCGAGGCCGCGCCGCTCGGGAGGGAAGAACTCCAGGGGCTGCGGGATGTGCAGCTGGAGCTTGTCGGGCGAGCGGTCGTAGCAGATGATCCGGTCCTTGGACAGGAAGCCGAAGGACTTGGTGGCTTCGAGCTCGTTGATGGGCTCGATGCTGGTGATCATCGGGTTGGTGCGGAGGAAGAACTCCATCACCGTGGTGTCCGACGTGGTCGAACGGGGCTTGGTCGAGATGATGCGGTACACGTTGTAGGGGACCAACATCGTGTTCGGCATCTCCTTCATGTTGGAGTTCTGGACGAGGCGGGTGGGGGCCTCGTTCAGCAGTTCCAGCATCTCGTCGGTGGTTGCGGCGTCGAACCAGACGGAGGGGACGAGCTTGTCGACCTGATCGTTGTTGAAGAAGCCCTTCATGCCCGAGGGGGAGTCACCGAAATAGGCGATCTCCTGGACTTTCTCCTCGTAGGCGCGGCGCACGGCGTTGGCACGGCGCTGCTCCAGGTTCATGTTGGGCACCATGGCGGCGGCCCGCGTTTCCTGGACGGAATAGGCGAACGAGCCGCCCAGGGAGCGAACCGGGTAGTTCACTTCCTTCCGCAGGACGTCGGCGCGGGGCAGATCCTGTGCCTTGTCACCGATGATCTTCATCGAACCTTGCTTGTCGAAGATTCGATAGGTGAAGCTATCGGCGCCAGGTCCGACCTCGGAGGAGATCGGGATCAGGGTGCTGTACTTGATGTCGGCGTACTCGACCTCGAAGGTACGGGAGAGGATGGTCTCCAGTTCCCTCGCGAGAAAGACGCCGACCTGATTGTCGAGTCGGGTGTCGTTTGTCATGGGGGTAGCCGTCATCAGACGTCGGCGGAGAAGGTGGCACCGGGCAGGTCAAACTCGAGGAGAGCCAGACCGGCAGCGGAGGTTTCGGACAGCCAGCGGGCGCCCGAGGTGACAGCGATCGTCTTGTTGGCGACCGCGGTTTTGCCCCACCGGCCCAGGTAGGCGGTGGCGATGGTGCCCGAATGGTCCACTTTGTAGAAGCGGACGGCGTCACCGAGGCTGACGGCGACGGCGGACCACACCCAGATCACACCCTTGGACAGGATGTTGACCGCTTGGCCACTGGCGTAGCCCATGCGGCCATCGGAGGCCAGCGGGCTGGGGTTGGGGATGTAGGCCTGGCTGCCAGAAACGCCCTCGTGGATGAGGGTGTCGACGGTGAGGCCGACGATGAGCGTGGCACCGGTTGCCTGCTCGATCGCGTATTGATCGAGGGTCGTCGGGTTGTTATCGGTCATGCAGGGCACGCCGAAGGGGATGGCCGCGCCGCTTTGATTGAAGTAGCTCCGGGTCACATAGGCCTGGAGGTCGGCAATCATGCCCTCGTGGCCCACACCTTCCCGCTGGGGGTAGGTGCCTTGGGCGCCGATCGGGTTGGCGACGGTAGTGGCGGTGAAAGTAGTTGCCATGGGAGGTTCTCCTTACTTGGTGGCGGTGAGAGGACGCTTCCAGGCTTCCGCTTGCCGTTGCCGGTAAGCCGAGACCGGCTGGTCGGCGTCGTGACGCTGCGCTCCGCGCAGGGCGTTGCGAAGGCGGGAGGTGTAGTCGACCGCGTCGCCGCGCTCGTCTTCCTCTTCGAGGTCGTCTTCCTCTTCGTCGTCACCTTCCTCGTCTTCGAGGTCGTCCTCGGAGTCGTAGTGGGCGGCGAGCAGGCCGTCGACCACGCCGTGGACGTATTCGTCGCTGGCGTCCTCGGAGGGGGAGGAACCGGTCAGGTTCTCGAAGGCTTGGACGTAGAGGTCGTCGTCGCCGATGCCGTCGAACTTGAAGTCAGGCTCGAAGGCGAGGGACAGGCGTTGAAGGGTGGAGAGGCGGGCAGCGACCAGTTGGTCGAGCTCCAGGGCGTCGATGCGAGAGGCGCCTTCACCGTCGCTGTTCCCGAGAGCGTTCTCGAGGGCGTCGGCGCGGCCTTCGGCGGATTCCTTTTCGGTGGCGAGGGTTTCGAGTGCTTCCTCCAGCTCGTCAACCCTGGCTTGCAGGGCTTCGTTGTCGGAGGTGGCGGCCTGCAGCTGGCGTCCCATGTCCCTGGCGAAGGACTGGACCGCCGTAGCTGCTTCCGCGGGCAGATCGATCTCCAGGCCGTCGAGTTTGACGGTAGCCATGAGGGGAGATGCAGTTGGATTGATGGGTGACACCGAGTCGTCCTCGTGCTCGGCCACGGCGTCAGCCGCATCCATGCGATCGAGGAGAAGTCGAACCTCAGGGCCTGCACGGCCTCGGGGGACGATGGCGATGTGGTTGACCCTGATGTTGCGCTGGACGCCGTCGTAGGACTCGCCCTCGGGGGTGAATCCGGGGGTGGGGTCGAAGTCGACCTTGTAGCCGGCGGAGACCTCGGTGGCCTCTTTGCGCTTGATGCGCTCGACGGAATCTGCGTCGGTGACGACGAGAGCCACTTCAACAAAGCCATCAGAGAACTTGACTTGGGAGCCGGATGTTCCCTTGCTGAATTCGCTGGTGTTTGTTGCGTCGAGGAGGACCGGGGGGTGGGTCCACGTCACGGGTTTCATGCCGAACGTCGCGAGGGTGTCGGGGTTGCCGACTTCCTCGGGCGGGCGATATTCCCGGACCTGGGAGCCATCAGCACGCCGGTACAGCTGTGTGCCCGTGCGAGCCGCTCGACACCAGACCCTGAGGTAGCCCTCGGGGGTGGTTTCGCTCCTGGTGATAGGGGCGAAGTCGTAGCGGCAGACTGATGCGTCCATAGGGACAGATTACGCACTTCAGCTGTGGGCGTTAGCCTTACCCGCAGAGCGGATACCGTTGCGTGGCGATTCACAGGCAGCTTGTAATGTGTCGACGACTGCGTGTACTACGTGAAGAGAAGTTGTTGACGCAGAGTGACGTTGCAGAGAAGCTAGGGGTTAGTCAGGCTGCGTATTCAAGGCTGGAGAAAGGTGAGATTGAGGTATCGCTGAATAAGCTGATTAAGTTGAGCGAGTTGTATGGGTTGTCGCTTGCGGTGCTGTTAGAGGGGGTTTAGCGGCGGCTGGTTTTGCCTGAGCACTTCCACTTGGCGCGGGAGAGGCAGAGAGGGGTGTTGCGCTCGGCGCCGGAGCAGTCGTAGCCCTCGGATTTCATGTCACCGAAGGAGCGGGCGCAGTAGTTGTCACCCTTGGAGGTGCCGGGGGCGATGGTGTAGCCCTTGGCGCCGTAGCGGACCTTGTTCTTGCGGCCGGTCTTGGGGTTGGTGACGACCTTGGTGTACTTCTTGCCGTCCTCGGCATCACCTGTGAATCCACGGGCCTTGCGGCGGCGGGGCTGGCCAGTACGGGGGTCAACGCCGACGCGCTCGGGGGTCAGAGGTTGGGCAGGGGAGAAGGGAATCTGGACCGGGGAGGCCCCTCCGGTGAGCGTTTTGGGGGCCTGGGCCGCGGGCTTGGGGTTGCGGCGGTAGCCGGGCTCGTAGCGGCGGCGGGCTGCTTCGGCGCGGAGGCGTAGTTCACGCAGGGTGGTCTTGGTGGCCATGCCGGCGGCTTCACCAGTGGCGGCCATGGTGTTGCCGATCTGGGCGATGCGGCGCACCTCCTCCTTGGCGGTTTGGCCGATCCGGCCCTCGGCCACCTTCATCGCGGCTGCGGTGTTCTCCCGCATGCGCTGGGTCTTCGACTTCGGGATGCGGCCCGGCGGAAGGAGTCCTCGGGGGGTTGTTCCGGCCAGGGCGGGATAGCTGGGTTTGGCGAGGCCGGGGAGGCGAGGCTGCGTGGGCAGTGGAGCTCGTCCTCGGGGGGCAGCAGCTACACCAACGGAAGGGGTTTTGAGCTTCGGGCCACCGGAGCGGCGACGGAGCAGGAAAGCTGCGCCGACGGCGCCTGCAGTGAGGCCGGCGGCCAGGGCCGCTCGGCGGGGGATGGCGCCACCCTTGTGGCAGGTCTTGCCCTGGGCGATGGCGCCCTGGCCACACTTCAGATCGAGGCGGAGGGTGGAGGGGGTGAGGGTCATTGGACACGCCTCGTCGGCTCGCGATTTGGAACGTCGTCGCACGTTCCTGTGGAAGTTTAACAAGTCTTCTTTGGTCGGTTCCTTGCCACTAGAGATCAAACTTTGAATAGACTTAAACTCTTCTTTCACTACGTTCCCGTATGCGGGATCTAGTTCTGTAGTTACCCGAACAAGATTGCTCAAGTCTTGTACCCCTTTGCTCTCTACTGTACTGGCGAAGCCCCAGTCTATCAGGGATAGCTTGCCGTCTTTAACCATTGCATTGTCGAGGGTTAGATCACCATGGCTATAGCCTAAGGTATGAGTCTTCTCAAGCTCGTAGGCAAAAGCCTTAGCATACGCGCTACGCACGGCCGGGGTATCCTCTTTCAAGGCTTGAGCGAGAGGTTTGTACCCGCTCAAAAACTCCATGTGAACTACACTCTTGCCTTTATCGTAGTTGTAGATAGCAGGTGTCTTTACTCCTGCATCATGAAGCGCTGATTGAATCGCAACTTCGTCTGCTAGTTGGTTTGCGGCTTTCCTGTGTTTTGGTATTTTGATTATTGACTCGCCATCTTTGGAGACCCAAACTTGGCCATTGTTGCCTTGGCTAAAGAACTTGGCGCCTCTAGGCGGGTTGCTTGGATTGTAAGGAGTAGCTTCTTTCCATATTTTGTTGGCGGCCGCTGTCCACTTTTTGCGTGTGAGAAACGCCGCAGTAGCTAAACCTAAAGCACCCGCGCTTGCTACGATTACTTTGGCCTTGTTTAAGTTCTGTCCAGTTTGCTCCTGGCCGACCTGCGTAGCAGAACCTTTCCTGCATTTTTCACCTGCGGAGATTGCCCCATGTCCACATTTGAGGTCAAAGCGCAACGCTGCAGGGGTTAGTGTCATTGTAGGTTTGTCAGCTTGTAAAGCGTGGAGTCGATCAGCTTCTGGATCGTGTCGATCTCGTTTTGGATCTCGCTGTCGTTTGCAACGGCGCCGCGGGTGTTGCGGACGTAGTTACTGAGGGCCGTGACGAAGGGGATCGGCTGGCCTGCTGGGATGGAGGGGCCGTCGGGGTAACTGTCGAGGACGCCGTATTTGCCCTGGTAGGCCTCGATCAGGCCGTCAGTGAGCTCCTCGAGCTCGGAGTAGAAGGTGCCGAGGGCTGAATGCTGGCTAAAGCTGCGGCTCTTCAGGTGGAGGAGGTGGCCGGTGGTGACGGCGTCGAGCAGGGTCTTGAAGAACTCCCCGGCGGCCTGGGGGTCGGTGTTGCCGGCCTCGGGGGAATCGTGGCGGGTGGTGGTGGGGGCGAAGCCGGTGGCCCAGACGGAGGAGGTGCGTGTCATGGTTGAAACCCGTAGGCCCAGACGGAATCGAGGGAAGCATCAAGGTTGGAGTCTGCAAGACCCCTACGCCGACGGATCTCTTGAAAGGCAGCGTTTTTCTGCTTCGCTACTTCGGGGTCACCACCAACATCAGGGTGATGCTGCCGCATAGCTTTCATCCAGGCTTTCTTGACTTCACTATCGCTCGCATTCTCGGCTACACCGAGATCCTTGAATGGATCTGTAACTGAAGTGTTCCGTCTAGTACCTTTACGGCTGGAACCGCTTGTGCCAGCGCCGTAGCCTCCTGCACCCGCACCGTAGCTTCCGCCTCTGTAGTTGGAGCCTCCGGGTCTATAGCTGTTTTGGAAATCTTCCCATTGCTTCTTACGCTGCTCGGCTCGGCGTCGCGCTGCTGCGGCTTCTGCTGCTGCCGCTTTCTCTTCACGTACCTGGCTACGCCCTTTCATGTGAGCTGATAGGCCTAATCCACCAGCAGAGATAAGGTTATAGGCTGCTGCATTTCTGGACTCGCGTGCTTTGGTTTTTTGGCCCTTGCGGGCTTGTTCCATAGCGATGCCGGAGTTTAATGACGCAGCAGATACGTTCATTGCACTGAGTCCTGCGTAAACCCTGCCATATCTACCTGTACCAGCACCGTAGGCTGTGTAGCCCAGGCTTCCTATAGCACCGAGAACGCCGGCTCGCTTTAGAAACTTCTCGGTGCCTGAGGCTCTTGGTGCCCGTTTCTTTTGTGATGGGGCGTTCTCGGGGGCTTTGGCGGTTGCGACATGGCACTTCTCACCGGCCGATATGGAGCCTTTGCCGCACTTGAGGTCCAGGCGTAGTGTAGTGGGTGTAAGGCTCATCGACTTAGCCACGAATTTGCAGTGTACTAGCGCCTATTGCTCCGAGTGCGAGGCCAGTACCTAACACCTTTGCTCCTGTCTTAATGCGCCTATTAAAGAGTTCTCGCTTTGCGACTTGGTTTACAGCGAATGTACCTGGGTCACTGGTATTCTTGCCTTCCTTAATACTTTCCTTGAGTTTGCTGGATGGTGCCCCTGCGATCATGTGCATAGCTGCTGCACGGGACTGTGTACCTCGTGTCGCAACCAAGGCTGCAGTTTGAGTTCGAGTCAGTTTTTGAGCGTTGCCCGTCTTTCGTTCCATGTTGGCAATGCCACGTTCAACTTGGCGTACTTGTCCGTTACTCAAAACTTTTCCATTTACACGACCAAAGGCCTCTTCTTTGAGCCCCTTATGAGACTGCTTGTAGCCAAGTTGACCTTGTGCAGCTACCGCAGCTTGTGTTTTTCCCTTGGTGCATTTCTCTCCTTGTGAGATCGCGCCTGCGCCGCACTTGATGTCTTCGCGGATCAGGCCGTCGAAGACGGCGGCGTCAAGGGTGAAGCCGTCGGCGTACATGGAGTCGTTGAACAGGCTGAGCTGTTTGGGGCTCTTGCCGCGGGCGCGGGCCATGGTG